GTTGCTGCCGCATTTAAACCAAATATGATTTTAGAAACATTTGGTTTTGATGAAGAGACAGAGATAGTATTTTTTGATTATAGCAAGCAGTCTTTAGCATTTAAAAAACTATTAATCTCTCAATGGGATGGAGAAGATTATCCTGCTTTTTTACAGTATGCTATAGCAAAATATCAAATGAATGTTACTGGAGGAAACGAAACACAAGGTCTTACAAACAAGCAACTTTGGGAAAGAGAGATTAAGTGGTGGGGTGGAGCAGATAATATCAAAGCTAATTGGCTTAAATATAAAAAATTAAAACACAAATTTATACATGTCGATATTTGTGATGATCCAAATAAAATTACACAGAACGTAACAAACGAAGAAAATTCAATAATATGGTGGAGTAATGCATTTCACACTGTTAATGCCCATTACGTTAGAGGTTTACAAGGCGTTACAAACTGTTATAATAAGTGGTTGACTTTACTAGAACAACAAAATGAAAATTTGTACATACTCGGAAAAGACTATTTAGATAGGCCTGTAGAGGGTGGTACAATAAAGGAGTATATCAATGAATACAGACAAACTAAAATTATTTAAATCTGAGGAAGAAGTTGCACACTTTGCAAGGGTCAACGGATATGATCCGGAAGACACTGATAAACTAATAGCTAACTGGAAAGCACTAGGACAACCAAAGAAAACAATTACTAAAAAAGTTTCTATGCTGGCACCAGAAGAGGATTCACTCGTAGAAAAGAAATGAAACCTTATAAAAAGTTAAAATTTAAACTTGGAGAGGCCTCGTTAAAAGAGTGTAACAGATTGCTTTACTATGAATATGAAGATAGAGATTTAAAAGACTCTGTTCATGGTTGTGCTATTAAAAGTATAGACGGAAGTCCAAGTAATCTTTTTAAAAAGGTACCAGATTTATGCAGTGATTATAGATTAACTTCTGTAGCTGCACAAGTACCTACAATTACGAGGTATATTACATCATTTAATTGTGATGTAGGCAGAGCTAGGGTTTTTAGACAAGAACCTGGCAAAACCACTAAGAAACATATTGATGAAGAAAATTATTATGATCCACCTGAAAAACATTTAAGGGTTTGGATAGCTATTAATGCTAGTTCAGATTTTAAAATATTTTTAGGAGACGATACGCTTATGCTAAAACAAGGAGAAGGCATCGTATTTGATCCAGACTCTCCGCATGGCGCAGAAAACTCAAGTAAAACAGAGACAAGATTTTCTTTAAATATGATAATTAAACCAAATAAATGGTTGAAAGAGCAATGTATTGAATATTGATTTTGGAACAGCGTTTCATAAAAATAATGGTAATGCTGTAAAAGTAACTATAAACGAATTTAGAGATAATCTGTATCTCCACATAAGAGAGTACTCAATGGATGGTGACACTGGACAATGGTTCCCTACTAAAAGTGGATATGCAATGTCTGCAGATGAGGTATCTTCTTTGATACCTTTATTAGAAGAGGCAAGCGAGATTGTAGCTAAAAGATATAAAAATACCTCTCAATTAGAACTACAGTTAGGAGACTAGAATGAGCGTGAAAGCTTGGAACGATGAAGAAGAAGCCCAACTGATTAAAATGTACACAGAAGACGACGTAAAAGATGTGTATGTGCTAGCTGATAACTTTACCAAAGGTTATCGTTCTGTTATAAGTAAGTTAGTTCAGCTTAAGATTTACGAAAAACCACAAATTGATGAGACTGAAAAAGGTCAAACAGTTAAAGTGATGTTGAGACAGATCGAAGAAATGTTAGACATACAAATAGAAGGTACTAACCTCAACAAAAAGGAAAATCTTTCTTCTCTATTAGATGCTATAAAAAGTAAAATAAGATAATATAAATTTTAGGAGACAACATGAGCGTAAGACTAATTAGCTACTCTCAACCAGCAAATATTATTGGAGTAGACAACACTCAAGATTTAGTGGCATACTGCGCTAGAGTTAGTAATCCATCAAATCAAAATAATAAAGAAACTAATGAGAAACTAATTAGATACCTAATAAAACACGGTCACTGGTCGCCTCTTGAAATGGCTTCAGTGTGTTTAGAAATAACTACCACTAGAGATATAGCACATCAAATAGTAAGACATAGGAGTTTTGCTTTTCAAGAGTTTAGCCAACGATATGCAAATCCCGAAGAAATGGGCGATATGTATGTACCTAGAGAAGCTAGGTTACAGGATGGTAAAAATAGACAAAACAGTGTGGATGTAGATAATAACAGTGAACTTAATCAGCTTTGGCTACATTTTCAAAAAGAGGTCGCTAAAAGGTCTCATGATGTTTATAAATGGGCAATTAAGAACGGAATAGCTAAAGAGCAAGCACGAGCTGTACTAGCGGAGGGTAATACTAAAACTAGGCTATATATGCAAGGTTCTTTAAGGTCTTGGGTTCACTATATTGAATTACGTAGTGGTCATGGTACACAAAAAGAACACATGGCTGTAGCTAGAAAATGTGCTAAAATTATAGAACCTATATTCCCAATGATAAAAGAGTTTGTTAATGTCGGAAAATGAACCTGAAAGATATTATGACTGGATGTTGTGGAAAGCACAACAAAAAGACGAATACCCTGATGGGTATAGCACAATTTGGAGAGAAGCAGAGATGAAAAAAAAGTATATTTATGAATCACCCGATAAGGGTAAAACCGTTTACAGGAGAGAGTTTGGGATGGTAAAAAAAGATAAATCACCTTTTATACAATATGGTAAAGACGAACACGAAGTATTTTTAGCTGAGGGCGTCTTAAAAGAATTAGATAAGCAACATCTTGTTGCAGATATGGTAAACCATCCACCACACTACAATAAAGGCATTGAAACTGCTGAATATATTAATTCATATGAGATGGGCTATGCTCAAGGTAATATAATTAAATATGTTACAAGATACAACCTAAAAAGCACAGACTTAAGAAAACAACGAGAAGACCTAGCTAAGGCAAAGTGGTATCTAAATGATCTTATTATTCAATTAGAGAAAAAAATAGACAGTAATGAGTAATTTAGAATCCTTTACTTTCTTGATTAGTTTATGTTTAAAACTAATAAACAACGATTTAATAACGCCTTCTGAGGCGTTTACTTGTACACAAATAGAATCTGAAATACTAACAACCTATTTTGATGATGACCTACATAAATATCATAAATATTTAGATGAACATATAGTTACAGATTTCAATTAAAACTTTCTAAATGCTTAAATTTCTTATATTATCTAATTATGAATTACAAACAACTTAAAAATATTATTTTAAAACATAACAAACTTTACTATGACTCATCTGCTCCAGAGATTAGTGATTCTGAGTGGGATCAGCTATATGACAAACTAGGAGCAATAGAAAAAGCACAGGGTTGGAAAGATCACGACTCTCCTACAAATGTTGTTGGAGGAGCTGCTGGTAAAGTTGCTCATCCTCACAAGTTATATTCACTTCAAAAAGTCTATGATAAAAATGAAGTTGATGATTGGATGGATATAGAAACCCCTAAAATTGATGGGACAAATCTTTCACTTATTTACACAAACGGAAAATTAAATCTAGCGCTTACAAGAGGTAATGGTGAGCATGGTACAGAAGTAACACATCTTGTTGAGTTTCTTAAAAATGCCCCTGCTAGGATTGACACAGATTTTGCAGAAGTAGTTGTTAATGGCGAGTGTGTAACAGATAACGAAGTAGAAAACTTTAGAAATTATGTAAGTGGTGCGTTAGGACTTGACGACCCACTTGAATTTGAAAAAAGAAATATAAACTTTGTAGCCCATGATTGGTTAGGCGTAGAAATGGATTATATGCAACGTATGGCCATTCTTAAAAATATGGGTTTTCTAACAGCTCTTGATGAACAAGCTAAAAAATATCCTACAGACGGTATAGTATACAGGTGTAACAGTTACAAAAAATCACAAAAACTAGGATATACCTCTAAGTACCCAAAATTTGCAGTAGCTTTAAAAACAGCAGGAACGCTAACAGCTACAACAACTTTACAAGAAGTTGTTTGGACTATTGGCAGGACTGGGGCAATTAATCCTACAGGTATTGTAGAACCTGTTGTTTTAGACGATGCTACAATATCAAGAGTAACATTACATAACATGGATTTTATAGAAGAACATAATCTAGGACTTGGAGATATTATTACTATTGAGAGAGCTGGCGGTGTAATCCCAAAGTTTATAAACGTAATTGAACACTCAAAACATAATATGAAAATCAATCAAAAACATGCAGAATTAGCTATCGGACAAGAAGTTGTTAGAGACGGTCCGAGGATCATGACTAAGAGTGGGCAAGGTGACTCAGTAAAATTTTTAGAATATTTTATTAGAACTATGCAGATAAAAGGTCTTGGACCTGCCTCTATAGCTAAGATGGGTTTTACTCACCCTGTAGATTTATATCAAA